AGTAGGCGGTACGGGAAACTTTGGCTTTGGACAGCAATTACAACCAACTACGTGGTATAGAATGCGACTGATGGTACCCGCGGATAGTATCGCGGCATTAAGTCGCGCCAGTGTCACGGTATCTGATTACACCGCTGCCGTACAAGAATGGGTCACACAAAATCTTGACAAGACATTTAAAAATCAAAACGTTGACCGTGGTATCAAATATTGGGCAGCAGACGCCAATAACAACGGACAATTTGATGGTGGTGATTTACAACGCATCTTCAATGCAGTGGCAGGATTGGATACGTTGTTGAAAGCGCCTGCAGGATGTTCAGGAACATGTATGGTGTCTGTCCCCACGATTCGTGGTGAAACCTATGACTCACTAGGATTTGTTTCGTGGAGAACATTTACCAATCCTTCCTTCACACAACTTCAAACAAGTACTGTGGATCAAAACGTGACATTGAAATATGTGTTACGGGGTGATGTGAATTTATCACATTCATCACCTGCCGCAGCAACACAACAAGCGGCATTTAGAATGGGTAATTTCATTGTCCCAGGTGCAAGTAGTATTGATGTCAACTTGAACAATGTCATTGTCACTGGTAATACGCTCAGTATTCCATTCAATGTTGATACCAAGAATTTGAAATTGTCGGGATTACAATTTGAAGTAAAATATGATCCTACAAAAGTAAAATTTGAAAAGTTAGAAGTGAATACTCCAAGTTGGATTTCCTTCGTGAATGATGACAAGGGTGTGATTCGTTTCGGTGCACTCGACCGTGATTTTAAAAATTTTATGTCAGGTAATGCGTTGGTTCCTTTTAAATTAGAATTCAGTTCTGTGCAAGCAGGTGTGGATTTAAATTCAACTGTACAAATTCATCCCACGATGGATGCGGCAGATGACAAAGGTAAACAAGTAGGAATTAATTTTAATACCACCAGCATCAAATTAATTGGTGCCAACTTCTTCAAACGACCATGAAAAAACTTCTCACGTACTCATTGCTTTTAGCAACAATAGGTTGTAATGATACATCTCTTCCCACCGTACCTGTTGTGCAAGGTGGGGGACAAACAGGATCAGAAGTTTCGTTGGGGGTTGCCTCAACTTTATTGAGTGTGTCCTCAATATCTAGTCCTGTCACACCTGGTCCGTTTACTATTGGAGTAAATGTCACACCAGGGGCAACATATAGTTTTCAATTAACACACATTAATGGGACAGTACTTCATAATTACGGTTTCACCGCAACACAACCAAATATGAGTATTGCACTAAACTACTCTACAATTCCTGTGGGTGCTTATGATTTGATATTAATGGACAACACAGGTCGGTTACTAAAATTAGCAGTTATTATTCAACGTTAACTAGGAGAGTACATGTCAGAAGAATCAAGTGGAGGTGGATTAAAGAATGCCATCATTGGTTTAGTTACTATCATTGTAACAGCCATTGCCGGCGTTATCGGTAAGAACGTTATGGGTGGAGATGAAGCAGCAGCACCAGCACCCGCAGCTGCTGCAGCTCCTGTCATTAATCTTAACCTTGAAAATAACAACACTGTAAAGGGTGGTTCAGGTGGTGGTTCATCAGCACCCGCACCTGCAGCAAAACCAGCACCAAAGAAGGATGATTGGACAAAGGCCGAACCAAAGTGGTAATAATTTAGGAGAATTTTATGGATACAAAAAAGATTCAAGAAACGGTACTAAGTCGTTTCTCACAAATTTTTAAAGATAGTAATCACTACAACGAAAAAACAATTATTGGTTTTATGGCGTTTGCTGTTATGACATTGTATTCTGCTACGGATATCGTCACAGGTGTAATGGGCATCAAGTTGGAAATTCACGAATTTGTGTATAACTCATTCATGTACATCACCTTAGGCTCATTTGGTATTGCTGGGTTAGAAAAGTTCTCTCCCTCAACTGTGAAGAAGGTAGAATCCGCCCATGATGAATGAAATTAAAAGTTTTATAAAAAATTTTAGTTTGTTGATGTGGGCGGCAATCATTGTTGTAGCAATTGCTGTATTTCCGATTATTGCATCAGCCCAAGTAGTTGGTTCAACTAAAACAGAAGAATATCGTGCATCTTTTGAAAAGAAAATTAACATTGATTCGTTACTAGATTACTCAGGACCAAAAGTTCCTATTCAATTATTGAATATTGGTATTAACGAAGAAGTGTTTGCGATGTATCCAGAATTAAAAGACAAACGTGTGGGATTGGGTGTTACCAACATTATTGTTGAATATATGGAAGAAACAAATCGTTTCACCTTCACGGAAGATAAGACAGAAATTAAAAATCGTATGGTGAAGCAGTTTCAGGCATCACAGTCGGGTATCACAGAAAACAAATTAGATGGTCGTGGCAAAATCAAATTGGCACAATACTTTGTATACGCGGAAGTTTATGATTTTTCTGTGTCAGAGGACGAAACCATAAATTTGAAAGATGGTGTGAAAAATAAAGTTGTGACACGATTGGGTTTACAAATTAAATTTGTTAATGCAGAAACCGGCGAATATTTTACGGGTTCTGGTTTAGGTGAAGCAAAGACTGTTCGTGAACTTACGTTAATGAATGATGATAATTTTGGTGAAATTAAATTTAATCAAAGCACCATTGGTACAACAACGAAAAAAGCATTAGAAGATGCAACAGCAAAAATTCTTGTTCGTATGATCAAGAAAGGAATATTTAAATCGTGAGGTGTCTATGGATCCATTTATAGGTGAAATTCGTTTACTCCCATTCGCATATTGCCCAGCTGATTGGCATGTATGTGATGGCAGTAGATTACCAGTACAACAGTATCAAGCATTATATTCCTTATTAGGTGACCGATTTGGTCCTTATGATGGGATGAAAACGTTTGCGTTACCGAAAATGGATGCGCCTGCAAATATGAAATATTGCATTGCCTTAGTCGGTATTTATCCCCCAAGAGATTGATATGAAAAAATTGTTATTGTTGCTGTGTGTCTGTACTTTTCCCGTACAGGCACAGGATACGGTTCGGGTGAAGCATAGCAATTATGAAACTGTGTTTTCCAAGAGTAAAAAGTATCCCGTATTAGTTGAATGGTGGGTGACCACAAAGAAAATTCAATGCACAAATCCCGTAAAACGAAACGATAAGTTTCTCCCCGATCCTGCACTCCCAGTAGATAGCGATATCAGTGATGATTATGTGGGGTCAGGATTCGATAGAGGACATTTATCTCCTGCCGCAGACAATGTATGTAATGGTCCTGTCATCATGGCAGAGAGCTTCTATTTCACCAACATGGTACCCCAATATTCCGGATTAAATCGTGGGCAATGGAAAGCCTTGGAAGAACATATCCGTAAATTAGCGTTAACACATGATAGTGTGTTTGTGCAAGCAGGATGTGTGGGTGTTCGTCAACAAATTAAACGTGTTGCTGTTCCCACACATTGCTGGAAAATTGTGGAAGTTCGTGCCACAAAAGAAGTCACCGCCTATGTGTTTGAAAATGTTCCTGTGAAAACTCAATCCATTACATCACATATCGTGTCTAAGGATAGTGTGATGAAAATTAGAAAATGAAAAAATTTCTATTAGTGGCATTGTTATGCCTATTACCCGCTAAAGTTGATGCCCAAGTTGTGGTGCAAACATGGATAGATCCATGTACGGGTGTAGCACAAACTGCAACGTTCCCATTGGGTAATGTTGGCGTAACAGTGGTATTTCGAAATCAAGCAAAAGTATTCACGGCACAGCAGGCAGCTGCTGGTGAATTAATGACATGGATTAATCAATTAATTATGAGTACTCCATGTCCCGTTACAAACAATCCTGTTGTACAACAAGCCGCCACACAGGCAGCAACACAAGCTGCCGCGGCGGCTGCTACAGCAGCGGCAAGTGCTGCAGCATCAAGTGCGGCATCTAGCGCGGCCTCATCGGCGGCTTCAAGTGCTGCGTCTAGCGCGGCGTCATCGGCAGCATCAAGTGCGGCATCGGGAGCTGCAAGTAGTTCTGCTAGCTCCGCTGCATCAGGCGCCGCATCAAGTGCTGCTACTTCAGCAGCTCCTACAGCACCACCCCCATCCCCAGCGGCACCTAAGCCTGACGCTCCGGCACCTAGTAGCTCATCATCTTCATCAGGTGGTTCTTCGTCAAGTAGTTCCAGTAGTTCAAGTGGTGAAACCAAGACGGAAACCAAAGCAGAGGCAAAGTCAGAAAGTAGTTCAGAGAGTAAATCAGAAAGCAAGTCAGAAAGTAAATCCGAAGAAAGCAAATCGGAAAGTAAATCGGAAGAAAAATCCGAAGAGAAAAAAGAAGAAAAGAAAGAAGATAAAAAGGATGAAAAGAAAAAGAATGAGGCACGGGTCAATCCTCTTATGGTGGCATCCGACTTAACCACAGGACAAGACCCCACGGGTGGTATATCACAAATTATTACTGTGGGTGTTTCACAATCCTCATTGGCAGGGGACAAGAGTTATGGTGCCACCACCATGTTGTGGTCTACATTGGACCAAGGTGCCTTGTCATTGTCCTATACCAAGATGAGTTTCAAAAAAGGAAAATTAACCACGATTCATTCATTTGGTAGTACCAGTGCCTATTTAAAAGGTACATTGATGCAAATGACGGGTTATACTTGGGTGAAACCCAATCCTAGATATGGTGTATATGGCGTTAGTTTAGGTGCCATTGGATTGTTCATACCCAATGGACAACGTAATGTCGTCACGGATAGTACAGAAATTCGTCGTATTTTCTTTGATAAATATCAAGTACCATTAACCTATATGCCTGATAGTTTAGTTGTGCAGACACATGGGTATAATGCAAGTTGGGCAACATCGGCAGTGGCATTTTGGATGCACCCACCCGTCATCATAAATCCTCGGGTAACAGTCACACCCCAAGTATTTTTAATGGGTAGTCCTGTGGCATATAGTTCCTTGACAGGACTCACAACAAATACAGATGTTAGCATGATGTTAGGTAGTGGGTGGGATTATAAATTAACACGCCGCTTTGGTGTGACAGCGGCACATCGTGTTATGATTACACCAAAACAAAAACCTTTAAACTTCTTACTGATTGGCTCACGGGTAACGTTATGATTTCTGAAAAAACATTAGTAGAACAAAGTGCATTTTTTGCAACGCTCAGTAATTACGTATATAAAGATTTGGCATTTATGCGTGTGAACTATGAAGGGTTTAAAGTTGTGTATCATGGTCATAAAGGTGCCGACGCTTTCACGTTGGAAGATGATAACAATTTTATTATTGCATGCCGTGGTACAGAAGTAAAACAATTCTCCGATATAAAAGCTGATTTAAGTATTTCCAAAACCACCACGAAACATGGTAAATTACATATTGGTTTCAACCATTATGTTGATAAAATTTGGCAACCCATCATATTACAAGCACAACACACACAGAAAAAAGTTTGGTTCACAGGACACAGTTTAGGTGCTGCAATGGCTACCATTATGGCCTATCGGTTTGCCACGGATGATACACTCCCAACCCCAGCAGGATTATTCACCTATGGTAGTCCTCGTGTGGGAAATCGTACATTCATTAATTACTTCAATACACTACCCTTCCCACATCATCGGTGGGTAAATGATGGTGATATTGTCACGAAGATTCCCTTTGCTCCGTGGTTTTACCACTGTGGTACAATGCATCATATTGATTCCGAAGGATATGTCACACCTTTTTATGAAAAGGCATCTTTGGGATACCGAATTATGCGTGTGATTAAGAGTCGCGGTATATTCCGTATGTTATGGCAAGATACGCAGGACCACAGTTCCGATTTATATCGAAATTATCTTGCCCTTGCAGAAAAATTCCCTATCATGTGTAACTGAGCACAGTATCATTCTAGGGGTTGACTTTTATTGACCTCCATATTATTTTTATATATTGGAGGTTCTATGCTAAAATTATCACTACTGGTATTGTTACAATTACAGTTAACAAAAATGCCATTACCAAAAGGTAAAATACGAGATAGTACCAAGAACTATGTTATTATACATAACGACGGGGCTAATTCTGATGCTGCCACCACTCACAAAGTTCTCCGTAAACGTAAGTTATCTTATCACTATTTTATATCAAAGAGTGGTAAGATATATGAGTTTGTAAATCCGAAATATACAGCAAAGCATGCTGGAATTTCCTTACACAACGGATTTACTATGTGGAATAGTTTTAGTATTGGAATTTGTTTACAGGGAAAAAACGGAACCCCGTACAGTGAAGAGCAGTATAAAAGTTTGGGTGTATTGTTGTCAAGTTTATACAAACGATATCCAGATGCAAAAGAAAAAAATATTTTGACACATTCAGAAGTCGCGTTTCCGTGGGGTCGTAAAACAGATCCAGGTGATACTTTTATTATTGAAAAAATAAAATTTGATAGTATTTAAATGAGGATATAAATATGATTGGTTACGCAGACGTAATTGTAGATTTACAGGCAGGTGACACCGGTAAGGGTAAAGTTGCACATCATCTTGCAAAAAATTATGATGTAGTTTTACGATACAATGGTGGAGCAAATGCAGGACATACCGTTTACCACAATGGTCAGAAGGTGGTTACGCACCAAGTTCCGATTGGAATTTTATATGGAATTCCTAGTATCATTGGTCCTGGTTGTGTCGTAAACATACACAAACTGTACGAAGAGTTAAATATGTTACGGAGTTTGGGATTTACTGGTAAAGTTTATATAGACAAACGTGTACACGTTACCACTAGTAGACATCTCGAAGAAGATAGTACAGATACCAAGATTGGAACTACTAAACAAGGTATTGGACCAACATATCGTGATAAGTATGCTCGTACTGGTACACGAATTTCCGAATTAGTTAAATATAACAGTACAGATTTACCATATGAAGTTATTGATTTGTATAACTTTTTACACGTAGATGTAAATTCTACTCCATTGCGAATTTTGTGTGAGGGTGCACAAGGATTTCAAATTGACATTGATTGGGGAGATTACCCATACGTAACATCGTCCCATTGCACCGTAGGTGCAGCTTGTTTAAATGGTATTCCGCCAAAAAAACTTAGACACATTTTTGGTATAATGAAAGCGTACGAAACTTATTCGGGATTCAAAACTACATTTCAAGATGAAAATGATTCTATCTTACAAAAGATTCAAGAGATTGGTGGTGAATTTGGTGCAACCACAGGACGTAAGAGAAAAATTAGATGGTTGGATTTAGATGGTGTAATCCAAGCAATAAACATTAATGGTGTCACGGATTTAATTATTAACAAAGCCGATGTGTTGGTACAAGTTGGTGTTTTTAAATATGTCTATAAAAAAATATTATTTGAGTTGGATAATTTAAACGATTTTCAAACACAAGTTAATTCAATTATATTGAATACAACCGATGTTGAAGATATTACATGGTCAATGACACCTAACGGAATTTAATCACTATTTAAATAATAGTAGCTTGACAAAATTGTAATGAGGTATTAAATATGAAGAAGATGCAGAAGTTTGTTGTTCCTGTAAATATTATCTGTTACGGTGAGGATGCATTGGACGCCGTAACTTATGTAGAAGAAGCGTTGGACAGCTCATCTTTTATTACAGAAGATGGTATTATTGGCGCCGAAGTTTTGGCAGATGACACTGAACTTTTCGAAGAGGGTTATGATGATGACGAGCGAGAATACGACGACGAGGAAGATTAATTGGTCTAATGTAAGAGTTTGGACATTCACTGTTGCATGTATTTGTTCACTGATGTATTTTGGGTACACCTCTGAAAAAGACAAAGAGATACAACAAGAGCAGTGGAAAAAGGTATCGTGTCCTTCGTTGTTGAGTATCGCACGTTCTTCTCGTGATACATTAATTATCATGAAGGTCGAACCACTCTGCAATTCGTACGTACTAGATAGTTTGAAGTGAGGTTGAGTTTATGAATTCACCTTCATATGAACAATTAGGATTGGTCACCGGTGCAACCGCACGATTAAAAACTTCCGGGTATAATGTCATATTACTATCCAATCCTCACGTTGATGAACTGATTGATAATGAACCTCGTGTTTGGGTAGCGATGGAATTTGATAGATATGTTAGATTTTCAGCACCAGCAAAAGATTTGGAATTGATAAAATAAATTGATATATTTATAATTGGTTGTGTATACTAATAATTTCATATGTCATGAGAAACAACACAGAAGTAAACACGTTATGCACTACGGTATTTGTTTTTGGTGTGTTAGTAGGCATACTAATGCATGGACGTATTCATTGGCACGATGTATTAAATGCTCTAATCGCCGGTGTTTTGTTTAGCTTAATAAGGTTGACACAGTTTCGATTACTTATGAAAAAGGTTCTGGTTAAATTTAACATAACTAAATAATGCCAGAATTGAATATATTTTCAACCGAAACGGCTACCGCAGGTGGAGCTGCCATCATTGGTGGTGTATTCCTAAAACTCATTGAAAAACTATGGTTGAGTAAAACCGTAGTTGATGAACACGCAGTACTTCGAAGAGAATTACGTGAAGAATTAGACGCGGTGAAAGAAGAAATCGCATCTCTTCGTGAAGAAGTAGATGAGTGGCGTGAAAAGTATTACAGTCAAGTAGAAACCACAAACGAATTATTATTTGAAGTTAGTGTGTTAAAAACTCGTCTACGTAAATACGAATCGGACTCAGGTGAGTTTTCACACGATGATTTCTAATACAGTATATACCGTTACGGTAATTGATATTAGAAATCTCATTCCATTGGGAATAAGAAGAACACCGTTGATATGTACGGAACTTGAAGATGCTATCTACGCAGTTAAAAATAATATTCGTGATTTGGCAGATGGTTCTACATATCAGTACGCGGTAATCGAAAAAAGCATGATTAATATTATTCGACCCAACATAGAAACGAATAGTATGAAATTGTGGTATAAATACAACTCAGTCACAGATGAGTTTGAACCATGTGAAATGCCAATCGTATTTCGTAATCAAACAGGGTTTGGTATAGGATAACAAGTGAGGTTAGAGTGGAAAATTTTATATTAGGTTTGTTAGCAGGTGGATTTCTTGTTGGTACAGTTGTATTAGTTATATTAGTATCAAAAATGGTAGCTACAGTAACGGAATTACTTACGATAGCAAAAACCACGTATATAGAAATTAATAAAATACAGCAGATGACACAGGCTACAATGGAAGCATCTGAGAACTTCGTAGATGCCTTGGGAGCAGCAACAAAGGAATATGACAGTCAAAACATGCACCCACGTTCGATGCTCCAAGTGTTCAAAACAGAAGATGGTAGGCATTCATCTCCGTCGTTCGAAGGACTTATTGAAAAGATGAAAAATGATCCTACATATAGTAAAATGACAGAAAAGGATGTTGAAGAACTTCGACAGTTGTTTGAAGATAATTCAGATGACGATGAAGAAGATGATAATGAAAACAAAGAACCCTGGAAATAAAGAGGTCAAATGATACCGTCAGACAAGCAAATTGCTCAACTAGTAAAGAAATTAAGTGGAAAAGTTCCTCAGAAGTCAAAGAAAATGAAATTTGAACAGGAACAACATGATACAGAAATTTCTAGAGCTTCTGCCGACGAAATTTTTCGTGAAATGAAAAAGTTGCCGTTTACCGGTTAACAGTCACTACATATAAAAAACAACCCGTACGTGCACGTGCGGTAAATCAAAATAATTTAAAAACTATATACTAAGTTTTTAGGGGCTTTGTCATGCCCAAGACATAAGCCTATAAAAGAAAAGAAAAAGAAGCAAAAAGAAAAGAAAAGAAAAAACAAAATATGAAAATAGATCAAGCTAAAGCAATAACAAAGCCAGGATGGCATACGTTAATAGAGAAAGCGTACGCTATAGCTAGTAAATTATCATTTGCTAATATAGATAATATTAGTATACGCCATTCTATGCTAAATGTTATATTTGCACCAGTACTTGACAAAGACCAAGAGTATGTGTTAGATTGTATCTCGTACAAGATAGAGAGAGAATCAGCAAAGGTGTGTCAAGAATGTGGTTTAAATGGTATCAGAAGAAAGAATATACCACAATCACCCTGTTTATGTACAACGTGTTATACTATTCAGTATAATGAAATGATGGAATCCGTGTCACCTCAGGTGACGAATCAAGAACCTCAATCATGAGGCAATTATGTTCTGGCAAGCAGAAGATGTACAACCAGCAGTTGACGTAGCTTCGAAGCTATGTGGAAAGGTAGGTAACGTTTCGTTCAGCAAGCATGCGTTACACAATGTATCAATCGCAACTCGTGAGTTTGGTAAGTTGTGGTATGGTGATATCGAAAGTACTGATGTCGTTGCAATTCTTAATAATATCAGTGCCGCTATCAATCAGAAAGTATTTGTTTTGGACGAAAGCTTTGACTTCAATACACCAATTTTAACTTCTAATAAATAAATCTAATTTAGTAATTGTCCAGATTTTTTAGGGGTATTGACATTACTGACAAGATGGTGTATCATTAATGAGTACTGAGTAAGACAGTTCCGAAGCCCACCCACTATCGCGGTGACGCTCGTACAAATATCGGATATCTTACAAAACTTTTTTAAAGAGGTTACTTTTATGGCAAAGCGCAATCGTAGCACCCGTAACGACTTCTCGCAGAACCGTTACTTCAACACGACTGAGTTCGAGGCTACCGTTCGTCGGATGACTTCGTATCTCCGTTCACTCTCCAATCGTCGTTCGTCTGGCGTTGTCACTGCTGACGATGCTCACGCTTACCTCACCCGTGAGGGCGTTCATCAGAAGCAGGTTCGTACCCGCCTTTCATTCATCAACGCTGCACTGGCTGGCAGCGGTGAGTTCGAGCAGAACGGTATGACGCGTTCGACCCGCCCCTCGGCTAAGGGTCGCACCATCACGGCTTGGACCGCTGCGTAATACGCAAACGCTCTAAGTAGAACTTAAATGGGAGAGTGAAAAACTCTCCCATTTTTGTTTTTTGGTACATTGAAGTTTGTACTTATATGAGTACGGTTATTCACAAGGAGTTAGGTTATGGCATCAAAGATTCATCCAAATGAACAGTTTATTACAAAATTGTCGGTAGAACAAATTGAAGCGTTAATATTAGAAGCGCAACTACCAGATTCCCCACAAAAATATGTGGAAGCATTAAAAGACCAGTTAACTCGTTTAGAAATTAAATTCTAATTTTTATGCGGTTACATTTACTAGGTATTCCACATACCCAAACAACATATGAATTTAGTCACTGTGCCTTTACTGGCAAGGTAAAACGTTTTGCTCCAATGATGCAATCGGTTGGATATGACGTTATACATTACGGTGTTGAGGGTGCACACAGTGGTGCGGTGTATGATGTCAATCTAATGTCATTTGACGAATGGACCGGTATTCGTACAAAATTATTTAAAGAATTGTATGGAAATCGTGACGTTATGCCGACAGATTTTATTGGTGATTTGGCAAATACCGGAAATGAACTTTATAGAATATTTAATGAACGATTGAAAATTCAACTTGCACGAAACCTTGACACACACGATATTATTTGCTTACCTTTCGGATATGCACATGAATCGGCAATCTCTGATTTTACTAATCCAAAAGTAGAAACTGGAATTGGTTATCCCAATTCATATCAAAGTTTCCGTATTTTTGAGAGTAATGCATGGTACCATTATGAAATTGGTAGAGAAGGTAAGAGTGGACATGATTACAATTGGGTAATAGCAAATTACTTTAAGGTGGATGATTGGGACTTCAATCCAAATCCAGAAAAATATGTTGCATATTTTGGTAGATTATCCGATATAAAAGGTGTGCATATAGTAAAAGAAATAGCACTAAAACGACCAGACTTGGAATTTAAAATTTGTGGTCAAGGAGATCCAACTCCATATTTAGTTGCTCCAAATATAACATATGTTCCACCAATTCACGGTAAATCTCGTTCTGAATTTTTAGGTAATGCAATGGCGGTATTTATGCCCACTCGTTATGTCGAACCATTTGGTGGAGTAACCGTAGAAGCAGAATTATGTGGTACTCCTGTTCTTGGTTCGTCATATGGAAGTTTTACTGAAACAATTGAACACGGTAAAACAGGATTTCAGTGTAGAACGTTGGGAGATTATTTAGCTGGATTGGAACGTATAGAAAACGGTGAAATTTCCAGAGAATATGTTAGAAATTTTGCAGTTGAAAATTATGATATGTACAAGTTGGCACACAAGTACGATGCGGCATTTAAACAAATTCACGATATATCAACAAATGATGGTTGGTATAGTAAAAGATCTAATATAGGTCCAATTACGAGGGCAACATGAATACCATAGGTGTTATAGGACTTGGTTATGTGGGTACAGCAGTAAAAGAAGGTTTCAAGTCTATAAATAACGTAGTTACATACGACATCAATAAGGACTGTACAGAAAGTTCTATACAAGATGTAGTTATCAAAGCACAGATAATTTTTATTTGTGTACCTACACCAATGAATGGTGATGGTACTTGTAATATTGATATTGTTCGTAACGTGTTTCGAGATATCGCAAATGTAGATGTTGCCCACAAACCAATATGCATACTAAAATCTACGGTAGAACCAGGAACAACCGATAAACTGGCAGACGAATTTCCAAATATCACGGTATGTTTTAATCCAGAATTTTTAACGGAACGAAATTATATCAACGACTTCGTATCACAGATTAATATTACATTGGGACATTCGGAAAGAGACACTGGGTTTGACATAAAACCAGTATCAACATTGTATTATGAAAGATTTCCACAGTCACAAGTGTGGATATCAAGAGCAAAAGAAGCAGAAATGATTAAATATGTGGCAAATACAATGTTATCTACGAAAGTCGCATTTCTTAATGAAATTTATCAAATATGTGAAAAAGTTAACATTAATTATGATCACATTACAAAAATATTAAGTTTGGACCCACGATTGGGTACGAGTCATTGGCAAGTACCTGGACACGATGGACGTTTTGGATTCGGTGGAACGTGTTTTCCAAAAGATTTAAATGCGCTGATTCGATATAGTGAACAAAATGGTCATTCTGCACCGTTACTGAAAGCGGTATGGGAAAAGAATATTGAAGTAAGACCAGAACGTGATTGGGAACGAGATAAAGGTAGAGCTGTGGTATAAATTTATTATTTGGTACTATATATTAAGACCGACTTGACAAATCAAGTTGGTCTTTTTATATTACAGTATATCTATGTATAGTAGATACGGGCCTGTCCTGGTTTCGACGGGGTGTGGATGATTAAGTTTTGTGTCTCGTTTGGTAAGACGAGTAAAACAGACCAAAAAATCTAACTGGCAACTATACTTTAGCCCTCGCTGCTTAATTGCAGCCTGACGAATTAATCTGAGATTACCGCATAGGGTTAATTTGTTCATTTATGTGGTATAGCCTTGATAGGAACCGTATTCAAGGTGATACTCCGGTTCTATATTCAGTTTACGTTTGTTAGTTAATGAGAACTGGATGAATTCTAATAACTGACTACACACATAAACATTTAGTAGGAAGCAATCTCGGACAGGGGTTCGATTCCCCTCAGGTCCACTTAATGGTTAGTGTTTACATTTTGTTGGAGTAAACAATGTATGAAGAAATTAAACACTACCTTAACAGTATATTTGGAACAGACTCAGAAAAAGAGTATATTGAATTCGAATATATGAAGGTGATGTCGTTGATTGTCGAAGCAAAAACTTTGGGACAGTTGTTTAATGCAAGACTTCGTATACTTGAATTAAACGACACAGTTAAAGAACTAAACTCTCCCAGTTGGGCAAAAAACAAAGTGAAGTTTCTCGAAGCTCGGTGGAATAAACAATACAGACTTTGGAAAGCACGAGGTTAACATGACATTGAAGCGTAGAATTAAACGGTTATCAAAGACAGAAGCACTTCGGGTTACTGGTCGCAAATATTTAATTTGTGGTGAATGTAATAATGAAGAAGTAGAAGTTGCTGCGGATATTGGTCGAATAACGTGTGCCTACTGCGTACAACGGATGATTGCACCACCACCTAATATACAGAAAAAACCAGAAGGTGAAAAATTTCCTCGTGGATGGCATTTCAAAACCAGATATGTTCATACCGATGGGCGAGTATTTTGTAAAGGAGTAGAAACTGGTGAAACCGACACTCCCACAAAAACTGCGGTAAAGAAGAAAGCAACTAAAAAAGTAACTAAGAAAAAAAATATTAAAAAGAAGGATAAGTAATGTTAAACCTACCACCGAAACCTTTTTACATAATTCAGAAATTTCTGAATGAAAATAGACTAGTAGTATACAAATATTTAATAAAACAAATTAAAAAAGGTATTCGGGAAAATTTGGACAAGGTAGAACTATTCCAGATAAATCCTATAAACAACAAACATACTCACATTGCTGTTGTACGGCAATCTGACTACGAAATTGTTTTGAAGGATGCTATGAAATATTCTATTGAGGAAGAAGATTACGAAACAGCAGCAAAGGCACGTGACATATTACAAATGTTAACCGACAAGAGTATCAACCAATTACTAAACGATATCAAACCTCAGGAGTAAATTTATGGCGTTGGAAACAACAAAGTGTGTTGTTCTAAATGCCACGTACGAACCCATTACAGTGGTATCTTCCAAACGAGCATTGTTGATGTTTTTGGAAGGAAAGGCTATCATAGTTGAGGAACATCCGAATTTGGTGGTACGGTCACCACGGCAAACGTTTCCTATACCACTGATGATTGCTCTGAAACACTACATTAAGGGTCGGCGTGTATTTAGGACGCCAGCATTACTTACACAAAAAAATCTATTTGTCCGTGACGCGTATACTTGCCAGTATTGTGGACGCGCACGTAATCAGATGAAATCACATGAGTTTCTTACTCGTGACCACATACATCCAGTAGCAAAGGGTGGTAAGGATGAGTGGACAAATGTAGTTACAAGTTGTAGTACGTGTAATAATAAAAAAGCAGACAAGTTATTGGATGATGTAAATATGGTGCTACTAAAAGTACCAACGGTTCCTACAATCTTTGAACTATGGACCAGACAGCAATCTAGAACAAATAAGGTGACCTTAATAGTATAAAATGTTAATTCAATCTAAAATTGAAGATAAACAATGGTTATGGGTAAATGTTCCCAAAACTGCATCTACGGCAGTGATGAGAACATTTTTCCCTTATATGGAGGTAAATGAACAGACACATAATTCATACGAAGAATTAATATCTCGGTATGGAATACTTGATTCATTTACAACTGTTCGTCATCCTGTGAATAGATTTCGGTCTGGATTAAATCACATTTTTAGTGTGTGTATGTGTGGTAAGTGTAAAGTACACGCTGATAAATTACCTACTACACTAGATACAATACTGTTTGTAAAAGATATGTTGATATTAAAAAGTCAACGTAAAGATTTTTTTAGAGCAGTATATAAAAATGGTGAAAGTGATTATTGGACCAACGTGGCCGATAGTATTAAAGATAGATTTCGTAAATCTATAACAAGTTATACAGATAATTGTTTACGAGTACCGTTTATTGTATCACAAACTTTTTTATTAGAAGGACCACAAGAAAAATTAACTATTTTTAAATACGAAAATAGAGAAAATTTATCGAATTTCATAAACAACAAATTAGGGTATAATTTAGATAATACCTTATATAGAAGATATCCTAATAATTTGGGGGTTGACTTTTCGGACCCCACACTGTTATATTTGTTAAGGGAGTTGTATACAGAGGATTTCCAAAACTTTAATTACTAAGGAAACGGTTATGTTTGACTACGAAGAGAAAGTTAAGAAAAACTTAGAGAAGTTCAATGCATTTCTTGCCGAAGATTCTCGTCTAGAAAAGCTAAATCAGATGTATGAAGTGTTTGGAGAGCAGCTTATTTCAGCACCTGCATCGGGAAAGGTTCACTATCATAATGCATTTCCTGGTGGATACCTTGACCACGTAGTTCACGTTGCAGAGGCATCTATGAAGGTCGCTACCGCATACAAAGCAATCGGTGGTGATATTGACTTTACCAAGCAAGAAATGATTTTCGCAGCATTACATCACGACTTGGGTAAGTTGGGTAATGAACAAGGACCGTATTATTTGGATCAAGATAGTGATTGGCATCGTAAGCGTGGAGAAATGTACACGCATAATGAAAATATCCAATATATGACTGTTACTGATCGTGCGTTGTATTTACTACAAAAATTCGAAATTCCAGTTACAGAAAAGGAATGGATTGCTATTAAGCTGTCAGATGGTATGTACGATGATAGTAACAAAGCTTATTTAAAAAATTTTGGTAAGTATCCTATGAAAACAAATCTATCATATGTTATTCATTGGGCAGACCACATGGCATGTACGGCGGAACGAGATCAAATAAAATTCTAAAATTAAGAATTGATTAAGTTTTATTTTTTCCATTGATTACTATGTATAATATTGTATATTCATAGTAGTCCACGCACTTGTGGCGGAATTAGCAGACGCACCAGCCTTAGGAGCTGGCGGGCAACCGTGGGGGTGCAAGTCCCTCCAAGTGCATAAAATATTTGGGTAAATAATATGGAAACGATTGGATATATAGGAAGTATTTTTCTCACGATTAATGCTATTCCAGAATTGCTCAGAACCATTAAGGATAAACGATGTCATATCGGTTGGCCTATGTTGTTACTTTGGTTTATTGGTGAAGTATTCATGACAACTTATGCTATTATGTTGTGGAATATTCCATTGATGATGAATTATATTTTCAATTTTATAGTTGTAGTTGTAATGTTGGCTTACAAGATGAAACATTTCTATCGTAAAAAGATGCATCTCACAACAGAACATTATATCAAGGTTGAATACTAATATGAAAGTTCATATCGGAAAGTATCCAAAAACCTATAAAGGTAAACGGAAGATTTCTGTGCAGATTGATTCGTGGGATACATGGAATATGGACCATACCTTGGCTCTTATTGTTACTCCTATGTTGAAGCAGTTAAGAGAAACCAAACATGGTGCACCATATGTAGATGAGACAGATGTTCCCGAAGAGCTTCGTAAGTCAGCTGCACCTCCTGTTGAAAATGAGTGGGACACAGATGATAATCATTTCAAGCGATGGGATTGGATATTGGATGAAATGATTTTTGCTTTTGAAAGTAAGGTCACGGATGATTGGGAACATCGTGAAGCACATCACGAACGTATCACCAACGGGTTTCGATTGTTTGGAAAGTATTACGAGAATTTGTGGGATTAATATGAGTTGGACAATAGATAGACTACAAAAAGCAAACTTTTTTATTCCCAACACACCGATTGCTATTGTCAATCCACAAGAAATCGAAGATTTTTTTAATGGATGCGAAAACACGGTGACGCGGGAAGATAAGTTACTTAGGATAGCTGAAAAGTTTGCAGCAACGGAATTACAGCCGCAGATTGCTAATCTGTATAAGTCCGAGCACGTGTTCAGTAGTATTGTACAAAAGATGTATTCTACGGTTTGTGCACTCCCGTGTGTCTATGTAGAACCAAATACAGTTTCCACTACGTCGAGACAATTTAAGGCAATCCTACATCCAAACCGATATATTACGGATTCATATGATGAGTCAACCGTGATTACCACGATAGAATTACTCTCAGAGTATCTAAGTTATGAACTCAAATTGTTTATTGGACATGAGTGTATTTTACAGAAAAAACCGATATATATAAGTTCTCCGCTCATTCCTGAGTGGGGTGAAAATAACATTATCACTTTCCGATTTACGTATTCTTGATGTAATAGCAGGTATGCGGCCCAGATGGTAGGGGCACCCGCCTGTGGAGCGGGGGAAGAGGGTTCGACTCCCTCCTACCTGATACGCCTCAATAGCTCAATTGGATAGAGCATCTGACTTCGGATCAGAGGGTTGTGGGTTCGACTCCTGCTTGGGGCATAACATTTAAACAAAAATTTTATGAGATTCTTAACTAGAAAATTGGTGCAACCAGGTGATTTAAATGTCAATGGTACATTGTTTGGTGGACGATGCTTGGAGTGGATAGACGAAGAAGCATCCATCTACGCGGCAATTGAAACCCGACATAAAAAAGTTGTGACAAAAAGTATGTCTGCTATTAATTTTGTTGCACCTGCATATCAAGGGGATGTTGTTGAAATCGGAGTGGCGTTAAAAACCGTTGGAAAAACTTCTATTACTTTGGAAGTGCAAGTACGAGATTTAACTACACAAAAAGTTATTGTTGATATTGATGAAATGGTATTTGTGTGTGTTGATGAAACAGGAAAACCTATTCGACATAGTTTGGGTAAATAAAATATATTTTGTAATTTGGTCAAATACATTAACTGCTTCTGTGGCGTAATTGGATAGCGCAACTGATTTCTACTCAGTGGGTTGGGGGTTCGAGTCCCTCCAGGAGCATACGGTGCGATGGCCGAGTGGCTGAAGGCACGGGTCTGCAAAACCTTTGGAGAAATCCCACGCCAGTTCGAATCTGGCTCGCACCTTTTTATAGGAGATTATATTATGGATACTAAACAAGTTAAAAAAGTAATCGCAACTACTTTGGTTATTGTTGTAATGATATTTTTTGGTGTTATTACGTTTACAGGTGATACCGAACCAGAAGTGTTACAAGGTGGTGATATCCAGAATTCAATAGATACTGGTCAATATAAATGAAAAATATTTTATTTGCGAAACCAGTAACTTTAACAGAAACGGAAGAGCACATTATTGTTAAACGTAAATGGTGGGCTGTATTAATTTTAATTGTGGGTGGAATTATATTAGCTGGTAGAATTCCTAACATTCCTATGTGGATACCATATTTACTTTTCTTTTTTGGACACGGTGGAATGTTACACAGTTTCTTTAATAAGAAAGATTATCCAATGGTTATTGTCAATGCGGTATGGATACTAATTGACATAACAGGAATATTTCGGTGGTTATAAGTTCTCCGTGTAGAAAAATATGTAAACTTGAAGGTACACGTTGTGTAGGATGTTATCGTACAATTAACGAAGTTAAGAATTGGAGAACGTTTTCCAATTTGGATAAAATATTTATTTGGTTTAAAGTATATATTCGAAAAGTGGCAGGGTAGCTCAGTTGGTGAGAGCGCACGACTCATAATCGTGAGGTCGAGGGTTCAAATCCCTCCCCCGCTATTGTTTTATAATTTTTGCAAGGAGTGAAATGAACAATTTAATAGTCATCGGACATCCTGATAAGAAAAGTTTTTGTTATAATGGTATTTTTAAAACCATTAAAGACGAATTAACTAATAACGCAAGCTATGAATCTACACAAACCATAGAAGTCATTGACCTCTATAAAGATGATCTTTCCATCAAAAAGAAAGAAGTTATTAAACATTATCAAGAGTTGGTGACATGGGCAGATAGAATTTACATTATATCACCTGTATGGTGGTTTCGGTGTACACCACTAATGGAAGAATTCTTTGATGTGGTATTCACACCAGGATTCGCATATAAGTTTGTTCCGTTAATTCCAAAATATGGTTATCCAAAACCATTATTGTCACACAAAAAGGTTCGTACATATTTAACACACGGAGCACCCGCACTTCCTGTATACATGTTATATTTTAATGCCGTAAAATTACGGTTAGTATTAGGAGTATATTCATTTGTATTTGGGTGGTTTAAGACAAATACACGACAGTTTTGGAGTGTACCATTCGTTGACAATGAAACGCGAATTGGTTATCTTAAAAAGGTCAGACGAGACATCAAAAACGATTTGAAAAAATAGTAGTTTGGGAGTGTCGCCTAGCGGCAATGGCAGCAGACTGTAAATCTGCCGATTAATAATCTACGTTGGTTCGAGTCCAACCACTCCCATTTTGTAAGATGCACACCAGTAGCTCAGTTGGTTAGAGCATTCGTCTGATACACGAAAGGTCGCTAGTTCAACTCTAGCCTGGTGTACTATGGGTTCATGGTGTAATTGGCAGCACAACGCTCTCCAAAAGCGTTTGTCTAGGTTCAAGTCCTAGTGGGCCTGTGTCGGGATACCCGGCTTAGAAGGCACAACACTCGGTTGTGTCGGATTACCTTAGTAGGAGAAAAAATGAAGCGTATTTTGTATGGAACATTGTTGGCATTGAGTATTACAGCGTGTACGGAAGAAGCTGTTATTACGGCTCCAGTAACACCAGCGGTAACAACAGTATCATTAAATGTTACTGCTACACAACTTGAAATTGGACGTACAGTTACTATCACGCCCACGGTTAAAGATCAGCGTGATTCTGTTATGAGAGATCAAACAGTTGTATGGACATCAAATAATACATCAGTCGCAACAGTTGTTAATGGGTTAGTAACAGGAGTATCCAAGGGTCAAGCTACAATTACAGCGACAGCGGGTGGTAAATTCGCAACTGCTACGATTTTCGTAACAGACCCAACAGTAGCTACTGTCACAGTAACGGCAACTGTACCGCCAACATTTTTTGTTGGTCAGACATTACAGGCAACCTCTGTTGCACGAGATGCTGGAAATAATACTCTCACGGCATTCACCACTACTTGGACATCAAGCGCGCCAGCCGTCGCCTCAGTGTCCGCAACAGGATTGATTACTGCATTGTCAGCAGGTACAACTACCATCACCGCAACTTCCGGTGGAAAGACAGGCACGTTGAACGTCACAGTATCTTTGGTTCCTGTCGCTCGTGTACTTCTCACATTACCTAAGCCAGCTCATGTGGGGCGCCCCGCTGCAGTTGTCGCAGATTTACGTAACAGTTCAGGTACAGCACTAACCGCTGCGCAGCGTACATTTGGTTGGCATAGTAGTGATGAATCCATTGCTACTGTTTCCGCAACGGGTGTAATCACAGGTCTTACTTACGGCACCACGATTATTACCTGTGTTGTTGAAAACAGAGTGGGTACACTAGTAGTAAATGTCACAGAAGTGGGTATTGATTACATTGTGGTTTCACCTGATAGTTCAGACCTAAAGGTGGGCGCTACCCGTCAATACACAGCTACAGCATTTGACGCTGATAGTGTTCCTTTGAGTGTGGCAGCATTGAATGGTCGTCCGTTTGAGTGGACCACTACTAACAGTGCAACCGCACGAGTGTCGAATATTGGTCTTTTGTTGGGTATTGCGCCAGGAACCACATTTGTTTCGGCATCAATTGGAACAGTTTCGGATAATGCAAAGGTAGTTATAGTACCATAAAAGAAGATAAGTTTTAATTTGGTAAGCTAGGGGTGAAGGCTGATACCAGAGACATATCGGTGGCAACTGCTGATATGTAGATGTTGCTGAATGACCCCAAGTGAGTGCGAATCTCACAATATTCCCAGATAGCTCAGTCGGTAGAGCAGATGACTGTTAATCATCGGGTCGGGGGTTCAAGTCCCTCTCTGGGAGCTTTGCGTTCTTGGTGTAATGGTAGCACAGCAGCCTCCAAATCTGCTAGGTGTGGGTTCGAGTCCTTCAGGGCGTGTTGTAAGTTTATGTGATAGCTATTTGGAGCATCGGGTGAAATACCTCGGTAATGTAGTTCAATTCTACACACGCGCTGGCCAAGCGAAGAGGTTCAACTCCTCGTCACATAAACTTACATTTGGGTGTGGGTTCGAATCCCTCTCTGGGAGCTTACCATAAGAGAAAATATGTTATCCGCAATTTTAATATTTTTAGTGGTTATGATTTTTGCAGTTGGTGGTACATTGTACATTGCTAATTTCTTAGAAAAAGAAGATTCATAACGAAAAACATTTTATTTACAACATCACAACAACGAGGTTATTATGAATTTAACACCGAATGACAAGTTGAAGTTGGAAGGTGCATTAAAGGATATGAGTGTATCTATGACACGAATTTCCGCAGAACGAGACTTGCAGAAAAATATTATCAATGATATCTGTGAAGAACTTCAACTTAACAAGAAAGTTTTTCGTAAGTTAGCAAAGACGTATCACAAGCAGAATTTTGATGACGAAGTAGCAACGCATCAAGAGTTTGAAAAACTTTATGAAACAGTAACGCAGAGTAAAATTAAATAATTGTTGCTGGGAGTGGTGGCGCAATCGGTTAGCGCACCGCACTGTCACTGCGGGGGTTGCGGGTTCGAGTCCCGTCCATTCCGTATTTTGGAGAAATTATGAAAATTTTGATACTATCAACTTGTGGAAAAACTAACGAAGAAGAAGATTTACGATACATAAATCTTTATTTGGCTTCTTTAAAAGTCAACGTAGTTCCGCATTTTGAAACTAAGGTTATACTGTTTAACAACGCAAATCCAGAAAAGTCCGAAGATAGTTTAACGTGGCAACGTGTTAAAGATTTTGGTTTGGAAGATGTTGTAGAAGTTCGTAATGTTAATGAAATGGAACTTCCAGAAAAATCAGTAGAGTTTATGAAAAGTCAACATTGGTTTGCAAAGATTGGGTTAAACATGAATATGATGTTTGACTATTCCAAAAAATATAATTTCTTTGATGCCGATTGGATTTTTCATACCGACACCGACATTGAGTTTCTTCCAAATTTTAAAAATCATTTGGACTCAATTCAAGGATTAACAACGGTTAATCGTTCTGTATTTATTTCGTTGGCTGGAGATGCGTATCCGTATAATTTCAGATACAAAGAAAAAGAATATATCTTTGATGAACCTGTACGTATGGACATATATGATGAAAATTCATTAACATACGATTATATGATACGGAAATTAACAGTAAACGAACGATTATCGGATAAACATTATATAGACAATCCACGACTAGTTTTTAATTTGCAACAACAAAAGGTTAGAAATGATTTTGTGGGATTGTCACGAGAATGTGCTAATCTACATAAATTTAATTGGATTTCTTGTCATTATCCAGATGAATTTAAAGCACACAAAGGACAACATGAAGATTTGGAACAATTGTGGAAAGAATTTGGAAGTGATAAGCTGCAATTACTCATCAGTCACGACAAAGGTGGAACTGTACAATATTTTCTACAAGCAGGTAATCATAATATCACAAAAATCCAACTTCGTGGATATGTAGATATGGTGAAGCATAAAGGTTCTGGTTGGTTTGATGGTGATAATTACATAGAATACTCGTTAAAAATATTGAATGAAAGTTACTCAGAAACAAGCAATGTTTGGAGAGCTGATTATCAGTGAGTGTTGGAAGGGTGGCCGAGTGGTTTAAGGCAGCTGTCTACTAAACAGCCGTAGGGTAATTCCTACCGTGGGTTCGAATCCCACCTCTTCCGTTAATAGGAGAAATGTATATATGGCATGGACACGAAGAAAGTCACACACGAGAAAACCAAAGAAATCGTGGCAAGCTAGAATAAAAGTAAAATCTACAACCGTAAAAAAGACTCCAAAAAAACGAAAAAAATAATATTTACTATTTATTTAAATTGGGGGCTTGACATTTGTACGTGGGTAATATATATTACTTGTGTAAGTCAAACGCCCCCATAACTCAATTGGTCAGAGTAGCTGGCTTTTAACCAGTAAGTTCTAGGTTCGAGTCCTAGTGGGGGCACTGCTGATTAAAAATGTAAAGGTGGTTGTAGAATTTACCCGCGGCATGGTTTAAACCCGCGCCACACGACTTCTCTATGATCCTTACGTCGAGACACCACTACAACGGTGCAGGGGAAGAGTCCGTAAGTAGAAATCAACGTGTATGGATAAACATTAGTGAGGATGGCACTAATGATGATAGGTAAATTCTTCTCTATAAAATGAGAGGATACTACAACATCCATCCGTACGCCCTGGTGGTGAAATGGTATACACAGAGCACTTAAAATGCTCCGGCCTTACGGTCATGCGAGTTCGAGTCTCGCCCTGGGCATTCTGGTAAACACAAATGAAATTTTTTCCGTAGTGTCTACTATTTATAAGTAGCACTAATGGAGACAAGCATGATGACGGACAAGCAGTTTATTGAAATATGTGAAAACTCAATCAGTATGGCACAAGCCGCTGTAAAAACTGGATTACATTTCAATACATTCAAACGTAGAGCGGTAAAACTTGGTTGTTATAAAATAAATCAAGGTGGAGTAGGAATAGATAAAAAAGTTTCGCCTCGTATTGACCTAAAAGAAATATTAGCAGGGAAACATCCAGAGTTTCAAACCTTTAAGTTGAAAAATAGATTGTTAAAAGAAGGAATTATAAAAAATGTGTGTTCGGTATGCGGAATAACAGAATGGAACGGTAAAAAGTTAGTGATGGAATTGGACCACATAGACGGTAATAGAACAAATCATAAGTTAAATAATCTTCGTATGTTATGTCCTAATTGTCACGCACAGACAGAAACATACAGAGCAAAAAATATTAAGTAAGATATTATTTGTAGAGAATAATATGATTAAGTATTTAGTACGAATATATTTTGATGGTGGACGTATGGATTTTACATACGATGCACCGGAAGCAACGACAGCAATTACAATGTTTCGTAATGATGTTGATGCACAAACAGTATTGAAAGGAAAAGTATTGACGCATTATGAAGTTGGACCAGTTTAATATTAGATATCAACCTCATAGTTTTGGGTTCATTTTATACTATTTATTAATACATTCGTATGGAGAATAGTATGGGACGTATACAAACAGAAGAAACCAAAACAAAAATTTCATCTGCATTAAAAGGAAGAAGAGTTGGGTTCGCTAAAATAAAACATGGAATATTTACCAGTGAATTACGAAAATGTCCTACGTGTAAAGTTGAATTCTCTGTAAGTCCATATAAATCTAAAAAATATTGTTCATTAAAATGCTCAGCAGTCAATAACGGTGGTTTACGACCCAATTGCGGTAAAAAAGGTAGTTGGTATTTTTGTAAGTGGATGGGTAAAGAGGTTTATTTAGATTCTACATGGGAATTAGAATACGCTAATTGGTTGGATAATAATAATATAGAGTGGAACAGACCATCATATTTTTTATGGCAAGACACAGCAGGAAAAAATAGAAGATACTATCCAGATTTTTATTTAGTTGCAAAAAATAAATACATAGATATAAAAAATAATTTTCTTATACAACGTGACAAAATAAAAATAGAGCGAGTAATTACACAGAATAAAATAAATCTTGAAGTAGTGAATAGAATTAAGTTAGATGAAATACTCGCCGGTGTAGTTCAACAGTAGAATGCCACTTTGCCAAAGTGGAGGTCGCGGGGGCAGCACCCGCCACCGGCTTAGTTTGGAGAAAATATGTTTGAATTATTTAATTCTGTAATTGCTGAACGAAATTACACAAGATACTTAGAAATCGGTGTTAGTAACGGTGGTACATTTTACAATGTAGAATGTGCAATCAAGTACGGGGTAGATCCATATAACAAAGATATGTTATACCCTATGACATCTGATGAGTTTTTTGAAAACTGTACCGAAATGTATGATATTATTTTCATTGATGGTGACCACGAATGTAATCAAGTCCTAAGAGATATAGATAACAGCATTCGACATCTAAATGATAATGGTATCATATTTGTTCACGATACAAAACCACATACCGAATTGATGCAGCGCTCACCAATGCCACACCACACAGAATTATGTGAACGTGGATTGTGGACAGGAGATGTGTGGAAAGCAGTAGCAAAATTCAGAAGTCAACGTACAGATTTTTCTATTAAAACATTTAACATAGAGTTGGGATTAACCATTTTAGAACGTGGTCAAAACCAATTAATAGAAATACCAGAAAATTTAACGTATGAATGGTTCTTGACAAATCAGGAATACTTGTTAAATTTAATTCCGTACAATACGGGTCCATAGCTCAGCTGGGAGAGCATCCGCTTTGCAAGCGAAAGGTCGTCGGTTCGATCCCGACTGGATCCATTTTTAATTCCGAGGGCGGCCCAGCTTGATACGCGTATACTTGCGCTCGGTAGTCGCGTTGTCCGACATTTTGTGAAAGGGCTTCATAGACAACAACGGACGGTTAGCTCAGTTGGTTAGAGCACTTCGTTTACACCGAAGGGGTCGGGGGTTCGAGCCCCTCACTGTCCACTTTACATTAGGAGGAAACTATGTTAAAATCACGCGTTGTTGAAATGTTAAAAACACAAGCAGAAGCAGAACGACAAAAGGCACTTCTTTCACTTGAATTATTGATGACTGTACCTGCTGGTATCGGTGACCACTCAACAGGTGATTTCTATAAGAACGCAGAAGAAGCATTACAGATGCTTGTTGATGCCGAAGATAAGTTGGAAACATTGAATAAGTATTTTTCTGAATAAAGTAGTTGCACGTGTCATATAACGGCTATTATCCTAGCCTTCCAAGCTAGAGACATGGGTTCGACTCCCATCACGTGCTCTTTCACTTCAAGGAGAATTTATGGCGACGAAAATCCCAGAAATTTGCCCAAAGTGTAATACCGAATGTATGCCTAACGATAAGCCTGTTATGTATACAGAACGGTGGGGAAGTTTCCCAGTTCGCATTTGGAATTACGATTGTTCTAATTGTGGATGGACCTGGGCAAATGAATTACAAAGAAAGCATAACGAGCAGGAATATTACAAGCGTCGGAAAGAATCAAAGTTTCAATCTGGCGGTTGGATAACGAGGATGAATGGGTAATATGGCAGGACGAGTCTTACTCGGTTAGTGGTCGTATGGAAAGGCATCTGATGAAAACCCCCTGGGGTTAGGATGAATAACGACGATGTATAGGGGTGGTCGTGCAGAAAAAATATCCGATAACAACTCCATTGAGTTGAGGATGAATAACGACGATACACAGATAAGAGTTGCAACTACTTATCACCCGATTGCAGGACAACACCTTTCCCGCTGTATTACACATTTAAAATGTTAATGAATGAATGGAAGTAATGAACGCTCTTGTGATGGAATGGTATACATGGCAGTCTCAAAAACTGCTGCCGCAAGGCTTGTGAGTTCGAGTCTCACCGAGAGCA